TACACCATTTGCTGGGGGTTATCTGATAGATGATTGTCTGCATGCCAACCTCATAAAACTTTCATCCACGGCAGTGGCACCACACTTCAAACATTCGCTTCACATCTTCTGTACAACACGGTGTTGTTTATGCAGCGAACAATTTTTACCGGGTAACCGGCACTGTCGGTATACAGTTGTCCCTGATTAATCAGAGCGAACATTTTTTCTCCTGCTCTCTGAATAGTGAGAACTTCAGAGCCGTATGTTTGTAGCGGGTTCAATGCTGATAATTTCTGCTGAGATAAGCATCCCGGCAAGCCAGAGTTCTCCGGACAGGTCTTCATCCTGGCATATCAGTTCGCCAATATTAATGGTGGCCATGATATCCGTTTCCCCTGTGCGCTCATCCAGGGCTTCTTCATAAGGCAGCGTTGCGTACAGGCTTTCAATAGCGCAATTGATAACATCCAGTCCGGTCAGATTGCCGCCGACAGTAACTTCGAATGTTTCGCGGTATTCCCATAGTCCGAAAGTTAATCGAACGGTTTGTTTTGCCATGCGTCCGCACGACGTCAGATTCGGGTCATAGTTCATTATTTGCGGTTGAGTATTCTGGTTGTTCATCTGATTTTCCATTAACCCGGCGGTTTGCCGGGCGTGTAAGTTATTTAATCTGGATAAATGGTGTATTGGCACCGCTGGTCATGTATTGCGGCAGAGTACCGTTCCACTTGTTGATGGCTTCCAGCTCCATGACGCCAGGGTTCTGGCGCAGAGCTTCACCGCGTAAACGAATAGCATCGGCCTCGGCCTGGGCTTTTGTGCGAATCGCATCTGCCTGTCCGGCAGCTTCCGCGCGCAACATGTTAGCTTCCGCTTCGCGCTGTTTTACTTCCTGTTCGCGTTGCAGGGTTTTCTGGTTCGCCGTGACTTTGGCATTAATGCTGTCGATAACGGTTGGCGGGTACTCCGGCTTACCCACATATGAGAGACTCATTACCTGAATACCGATGGGCGTCATTTCTGCCTGAATGTCTTTAAGAGCTGCATCCAGTAGTTCAGACTTCCCGCCGTCGATAAATTTGTCAGTGGTCATTTTGCTGGCCAGTCGATTGAGTGCGTCGGCGATCTTCTGGCGCAGGTCAGTATCGGTAATGTCATCCACGCCTTTGCGGTAGGTCTGAAACACCGTGGTAACTTTGGATGGATCAACTTTGTAGGCAACACCGATGTGATAGCCAATGGTTGTGCCGTCACTCATCTGGAAGCTGAACGGCTCATCGTAGGTCTTCATTTGTTTGAAGGTTGGGAAGATGTAAACTTCAGTGTTCCATCCCGTCCAGTAGCGCCCAACACCGACCACTTCACCGACGCCTTTATCGTCGCCAAGTTTGTTTACTTTGATGCCCACATTACCAGGCTCAACGCGATCGCAACCGACAAGGCCAATGGTCGGCAGAACAAGGGCTAAAGCAAAAAGTAATTTTTTCATCTTTTATCCTTAGAAAAAGAAAGACCCTTATAAATGGCATAAATGCAGGGCGGGGTCAGACACGCCAGAGCAAAGCCAGAAATCACTGCTACCGTATCCTTCATTGATATGAGGGCCGGAACGATTAATCCGTAAATACATGTGATAATTGCCAGTGATATAACTATTCTGAAATAAATGTTCATGGTCCTCCTGATGTATGCGGCTTGCCTTATTTAATTGCGTCATGGTTAATTTCGTTTACGTCAGAATGGTTTTGTTGCCATCAGTTCGTAATATCCGGCGCTCCATGTGTCATATTTTCTGAACCATTTTTCTGTATACTGTTTCCTGGCGATGAGTCTGCGCAGTCGTCTGATTGTTCGCTGGTGTGCGCGGGTATACTCTGTGGTTGATTCTCCACGTTTCCATATCTCATTCCCGTTGAAGATAAAACGCTTGTCAGGATAGCGTTGCCGGAATCCTGAACGTTCAAAAGCGCGGGTGGTCATAAAGAATGCCAGGTAACGAATTGCCGTTTTTCGGGTGAGGCATTTTTTTGTTCTTCCGTGGCGTGTTACAAAAAATAACGGGCCGACGGGTGTATCATGTTTCTGTAATGCCTGGTCAATGGCGCTGGCGGTGCGGTTGTCGATCATTTCTTTATTTCTCCCGAATAACGTTCATGACTCATTACTTCCCAGTTCCGGCCGTCGCCTTTCGATAACAGCCGCCAGCAACGGTTAACCTTCAGACTGAGATATCCGGTGCGCTGTATCCGATGCGGAAATATCCGTCGGCATCGGTACAACAACAGGACCTGCAATGCCTGCCGGTGGATCCGCTCAGGAATGCGTGTTGCTGTTAATGCCACCGGTTTCCTCCTGAGCAGGTGCTGTTATCTGATACCCCGCTCTTTCTGCCAGCCGTATGAATGTATCCATGCTGGCAATCAGCTCGCCATCGCGGACTTTGCAGACACCTGTGACTTGGCCATTTTCAATTGTCATAACGATCTGCACTTTTTCGCGCACAACAGATACAGGGGATAAATTAGCCATCAGTTAATTCCTCCACTGGTATATTTTCTTTCGCGTAATCAATAACCTCTTGAAAAAGGTTGTCTATAATTAACTTTCCGGTTTCAGCCAGGTATTCAGTATGTTGATTAATCCCGATAGCATTCTGGTATGCAGTGTGGATTTCGGTTTCACCCTCCACCCGGCCCAATTCACCACGGGTAATACCTTCGAAGCGTAACAGCAACTGGTTTATAAACTGTTCAGTTATTTCTATAGTCGCAATGTTCCCATCCGGAAGGTCAACAATAAGCAGATTACCACCTGTTTTACGTTTTATTCGATGGAGTGCCGCAACAGCTATACGGCGACGATATGTATTAATGGGTTCATATGCCATTTGTTATTTCCCGTATGCTTTACGCAGAAACAAGCAGGCAATATGCATGTAATTTTTACCGTGTTGTGCAATAAGACAGGCCGTTTTGTGTGATGCCTTATGTTTTATAAAAGTCATAATAATGCCTCCAGTGGATTAAGTGTGTGATAATCCCCGGCGATTAAGCCGTAATATATTATTCGGAGATAACTTGTTTTATTTAACTGGATAGTTCTTTTTCAGATGCTGCTTCAGCATAGCAACGTGCAAATTCAAGAACTTCATCACCTGTTCTTTTTATTGCGTCGTTGTCTGACATTTGTAGTACGATAACTGCGCATAATAAATTATGGATATTGTTTGCAAAGGAATCCGGTGCTAGGCATAAGCCTTCATACTTATCATGGATATTGCCAGTCATTGTTGCTACTCCTTTGCTTCTGATTTTCCCGTTAACAACCACATCAGGTCACAATTAAGCGCACTGGCCAGTGGTACTATCTGATCAGCAGGAACTTCACAGGTGCCGCATTCCCAGTCGTTTATGGGGTCGCTGTAGGTGTGAATCATGCGTGCCAGGTCTGCTTCTGTTAAGCCCAGTTTTTTACGGGCGCTTTTGATGCGCGCACCAATATTTTCCACATGGACTTCAGGCGCATTTACGCGAATAACTGACTCGCTGTTTTTTTCACTCAGCAGAGAAAGCGGATCGCATCCCAGGACGTTTGCCAGGGGGGTAAGCATGCTGATGGTTGGCTCGTACTCTCCACTCTCCCATTGCAGAATAATTTCTTCATCAAGATCGAGTAGTCTGGCAAGTTCGGTGGTCGTTAAGCCGCAGGCTTCGCGTTGAGTGCGAAGGTTAACCAGCCAGCTTTCAGGGAAGGATTGTTTTTGTTGTGCAGGAGAAGCCGCAGATAGAGCATATTCATGGATAAATTCCATTACCTCAATGCCCAGTTCCTTTGAGCGAGCACAATCCAGAAGATGGAATGTGCGTACAGCACTTAGCAAATTTGCAATATTTAATGCAAAGGAATCAAGTTCTAAGCCCTTAAGCGAAACACAGCCGCAGTTGATAAGATTAGTTGTTTCTGGAGTTGCGTTTAGTGTCTTCATATATCCACCAACAATTTTAAATTGAATAAAATCAAGTTATAATTGATGGTGCGATATTATGCTTTGAAAAACAGGCTGTCAAGAAAAAATTGATATCGTATATTTTAGGCAGAAAAAAACGGGCAAAGCCCGTTAAAATCAAAGACTAACCAAATCTGTTTATATTGAATGGTACTGATGAGATCACTTTAGACTGGATATAAAGCAGAGCTAACCCCTCTTTTTCGATGCTCCATGGTTGATAATTAGGGTTATCAGATAACACCATGATTTTACTTCCAATTTTTTGAAGTCTTTTCACGTAGCATTCTCCATCAAAACAAAATGCATAAATGCCATCGCCATCAAAATAAGTTACTGTCTTATCGAGAAAAAGAAGGTCGCCAGGTGAGATTGTGGGAGCCATACTGTCTCCTCTGGCGTTACCTATTTCTATATTTTTGAATGCCCGATTTCCAACAAGACGTCGGGCATATTCAGGATCAAGTTCTATTGAGCGCACTACATCTATCAAGTCACCACGGACATGAGTTCCATCACCGCAACTAAACTCAACATCAAGGACATTAAACACGACGCTATCTGTTCTTGTCTGGAGTTTCTCTTGCGAGGAAAAGGTTGGTGAGGAGTCTTCGCCTAAGAACCAAGATTGTGGATAACCGCTAATCTCTGATAAATGCGCGAGCTTATCACTTCGTGGAAATGTTTTTCCTGTTGTCCAGTACTGCACTGATTGCGCACTCACACCTAACTTGCGGGCCAGTTGAGCCTGAGTCCATCCTTTTGCTTTCAGCATCGCGGCTATTCGATTTTCCGTGTTTTTGACGTTCTTCATGACCAAATCCTGTGGGTTTCTTTACAAGGATAAATCTTTACTTGATTTTAGTGTATTCGATCCTTTTGCAACTTGCATGTTAATTTAAACTTGATGTATTCTTGATTTATAAAGTTAATATTGGTGATTTGTTATGAAAGGAAATGATTACGACAAACTTCGTACATTAATTGCGCAAAATGCCATAGCGCGAAATCTTGGTGTGACGCCGCAAGCGGTGAATCAGTGGTTTTCAAAAAACACAATTCCTGCTCGTTTTGTTTTACGCGTATGTGAAGTAGTTGCATGGAAGGTCACGCCACATGACTTAAGGCCAGATCTTTATCCTCACCCTGAAGATGGAATTCCTGATTCGTTACGCAAAATTTCAAATCCAAGCCTAGCGCACACGGAAGATGGGAAGTGATGGTGGTGATATGAGCGAAAAAATAACTATTAAATACGATGGGACAACCATTTCGATTGCCCCGATCACATTAGCGTTCGCTGAGAAGTTGTTGGTAAGCCTTAAAGGATGCGAACTGCATTCTACCTTCGGCATTGATTCCAATGCCTTCGCTTGTACACCAAGCGATGAACTCGGCTGTATCCGCTTCAACTTTAATAACTCGTTGCCCGCCTCTTTCGACACGCTTAATCAATTTTTCAGCGTCGTGTTTCCACTCGGTGTAACTGTCGGAGAGCACATCAGCATCAGTAAAAATATTTTTGAGCTCATGATACTGAATCGCATCGCGAAACCAGAATAAACCAACGGCCTGAACTTTCATGTCGAACCTCCTTTGGTTCTTTTGTTTATAGGGATCAAAAGGATAACTGAAGGAAGGTTCGGCACCAATAAGTACGAATGTGCGGAATCTTAAAAGAATTTATCCGTAAGGAGATGGCAGTGAACACCGCAATTTTTAACGGCAAAGCATCCATGACCAGCCTTGAAATCGCAGAGCTGGTGGGTAGTCAGCACTCAGATGTTAAACGTAGTATCGAACGCCTGGTTGCTAAAAACATCATCCGGAAACCGCCAATGGCTGTTTCCGAGAAAATCAATAACTTAGGTTTTAAAGTTCAATATGAGCATTACCTGTTTGAAGGAGAACAAGGTAAACGCGACAGCATCATTGTCGTCGCTCAGCTCTGCCCTGAATTCACTGCTCGCCTGGTAGATCGCTGGCGCGAACTGGAAGAACAGATCCGTAAGCCAATGAGCGAAATCGAAATGGTTGCCGCGATGGCTCTTGAAGCTGTTCGTCAGCAGAAACGGATCACTCAGGTGGAAGAAAAAGTCAGCCACGTTGCCGAAACAGTTGAGCAAATCAAAAAGGGCACCATTCGTGAGGGCTATGCCGGATATCGCCAACTGAAAGCGAAAACCGGTTTGTCAGATGATAAATGCCGCAATCTGGTGAACGCTTATCAAATTCCTACAGACACCCATGAGTTCATGACGCCGGACGGATTGTTGTCACGTCGCGCAATTGTTGCCGTGGAACCTTTTATGGCTGCTTTTTATCGGGTTATGGAGGAAGCAGAACCGCGAGGGACTCGCTGGTATCACCCGAAAATGGGGTTATTTCAGGTTATTGGTTGGCAGCGGTGAAAAAAAGCCGGGAGTAACCCGGCTCACTCAACATCAATAACGGGGAGCTGTTTCGCATAAAACGGCTCCGAAACATCCAAGAACAGTTCTAAAGATATCAGCAGCTATATGATCATTTCAAGACCAAATATTGATTCTGCAATTTCGGGACGTTACACTGTCTCTGCACCTTATAAAGCGGGTGCCGGGGGTCGCAGCCCGGAATTGTCAACGGCGATATATGACGCGCCAGCGTCTTTTTTATCGTCCGCGCTCACGCACGCCAGAATTATGGTGGGCTGGGCAGGGGAGCCGAAAGGCTCGCCGGTCTCCGTTGACGCCGGTACTGCGAACCCTGTTCAGTCTGCCACCAGTGAGTTTCGCAGCTCCGGTGGTGGAAGTTTTCCACAGTCAACGGAGGCTGCCATCATGGCTACGATCCCAACCCTCACTCAACCTGAAATTGCCATCGTTGATGGTCAGGCTGTTACTTCATCCCTGGCTGTTGCCAATTTCTTCTCCAAGCGTCATGACGATGTACTGAAAAAGATCCGCACGCTTGAATGCTCCGCATCATTCACTGCCCGCAATTTTTCGGTGAGTGATTACACCGATTGCACAGGCCGCAAACTACCTTGCTATCAAATCACCCGTGATGGCTTCGCGTTCCTTGCTATGGGCTTTACTGGCAAACGTGCAGCCCGGTTCAAAGAGGCATACATCAACGCCTTTAACCAGATGGAGAAGAATTTATCTGGTGCTGACGCGGTTGATATGTCAGCTGTCGCACGAAACGCCAGAGGCGTATACCTGCATTTGCGTGAAATCCATCAAATCTGGACAAGCCAGCTTTATCCAATGCTTAAGGCCATTGAATCTCCGCTGGCTAGCAAACTGTACGACCGTGTTGGTGATGCTGTTTTTGGCGCTGCACTTGTTGATTCCAGGCTGAATGGTTCTGACAAGGAGGTTCGCCCATGATTAGTTACGAAATCATCATCTCCACTACGGAATACAGAAACGATGTATCAGTTCGCACGGATGTATCTGTCTGGCACCGTCGCTATAAATCCAGAAAAACAGCGGAACTGAAAGCGGCAGAGATGTGTGAAACCATCTCAATGAAAGGTAGCCCGGTTAAATACGTAACTACGGCGGAGGTGCGTCCATGATCCGCCACATCGTTAATTCCCTGTATCACCGATACAACCGTTGCCCCCGAGTGGGGCAGTGGTTCGCCACCAGCAACGGTCACGTTCTGCGGGTTTGCCTAGTCAACGCTGAAAGCCAGAAAGTCGTGTGCGAACTACAGGGGCGTAGCTACACCATCAGTTACCCTCTGGCGGTATTTCTGTCTGGAAAAATGTTTAAACGCCTGGGAGGTGTGTTATGAGCATGGAGCTGATGGTGAAAGCGATGAAAATTCGTGTGGGAAATCCGTTGCGAAAACTGGTTCTGATTAAGCTGGCTGATAATGCCAGCGATCAGGGCGAGTGCTGGCCCAGCTATCAGCATATTGCTGATCAGTGCGAGATTAGCAAACGTTCTGTGATGAATCATATTACGGCTCTTTGTGAATCTGGACTGGTAAAAAAAGTTTCCCGGAAAGGTGAAAAAGGTAACTCAAGTAATATCTATCTCCTTCATCTGGATGGTGCAGGAGATTCACTAGGGGGTAGTGCAAATAATTCACTATCTGGTGCAGCAAATTCACCAGGTAGTGCAGGAGTTGCACCAGGGGGTAGTGCAGGAGATTCACCCAGAACCAGTCACTCTTTTGAACCAGTCAAAGAACCAGTCAATGAATCAACTATTGGCGCATCCGCTGACGCGTCTGCACCAGCGCGTTCTGCCAGACAGGAATATTCACCGGAATTTGAACAGGCCTGGCAGGAATATCCCAAACGTGCTGGTGGTAATTCCAAGTCAGCAGCCTTCAAAGCCTGGAAAGCCCGTATCAGGGAAGGTGTGACACCCGAAACCATGCTCAACGGTGTGAAACGCTATGCCGCCTGGGTGCGTGTCTCAGGAAATACCGGCACCCAGTTCGTGAAGCAGGCATCGACGTTCTTTGGCCCCGATCGGCACTTTGACGAATCCTGGCAACAGTCAGCAGCTCCCGGAGGTGGGCGGGGCAAAAGCCTCCCGATCTCGGGATTCAGTGAACAGGACTACGGCTCAACGAACTTCAACTGGTGATTTTGTGGGGTGTGAAAATGATTAATTTCCTGAACAAACAACACATGCAACACGACAAAGCGCAATTACTCAACCGCAGTGCGGAGCTGGAGGAGGAGATGCAGTTTGCCCGTGCCGGGAAGCGTCCGTGGCGCTGTGAGCACTGGCTGGCAAGCGATGAGACTGCAGAGTGTGAGAAGCACGGAAAATATACTCGTCTGGTGTTGAAAGGGCCAGATATTCGCGGAGAAACCATCAAACGGGTATCCGGATGTCCGCGCTGCATCGCAGAAGAACTGGATCACGTGCATGACGAATTACGCGCCCTGAAGGTTCGTGAATTACTCGATCAGGCCGGTATTGCCCGCCGCTTTGAGAACTGCGAGTTTGAGAACTATCAGGCTGTGAATGCCGGGGCTCAGCGGAATCTTGATGCCTGCCAGCGTTATGTCGATGCCTGGAAGGATCACCTCGCGGCGGGTACCAGCATGATCATGATTGGCAATTGCGGTACCGGGAAAAATCACCTGGCTGTATCAATGGCAAAAAATATTATTCGCCACCACCTGGCGACCGTCGAAATTACGGATGTTATGCGACTGACCCGCGCTGTGAAAAATACATGGCGTCACAATTCTGAACGCACTGAAGATGAAGTTATTGACCATTTTGTATCACTGGACCTGCTCATCATTGATGAAGTCGGTGTTCAGTTTGGCACTCCTGCCGAGATAACCATCCTGCAGGAAATCATCAACGCGCGTTACGAAAGTATTCTGCCAACAATTCTGATCAGCAACCTGACGTTTGACCAGCTTAAGGAGTCCATTGGTGAGCGAATTGTAGATCGCGTTACTGACGGCGGGCGTAACCGCCTGGTGTTTGGCTGGGAGAGCTACCGGGCAAATATCGGAGGTGTTGCCGCATGACCAGCCAGAACAACCCGGCATGGCGTAACGATGACCTGGAAGGTGCGGTGATTGGCGCGTTTTTTCTGCGTGGGGCTGATCCGGAAGTGATGGATATTCTGGCCACGCTTCCGGCGGATGTATTTTTCGTGCGTCAGTACCGGGATATTTACGCGGGGATTTGCAGACAGGCCCGCGTATCCGGCGTCATTGACCCCGTGCTGCTGTGCAATGAGATGCCGGAACTTGCCCCGGTGATTACCGACACCGGGCGCAAAACCTGGGTGAAGTCTTCACTGGAGCACTATGTTGCAGCGCTGCGACGCAATGCCGCACTGCGCGATGCAGAAAAAACACTGACTGAAGCATTACAGAATTTACGTGATGCACATACCTGCGAAGCGGCAGAAGATGCCCTGAAGGATGCGCAGAACATGATGGCCTCACTGTCGACCGGAAAGGGCGTCATTCAGCCGGTTCACATTGATGATGTCCTTCCGGAAGTGGTCGACCGTGTTGAATGCCGCAATCAGGGACTGGAGAAATCCAGGGCGCTGATGACCGGTATTGATGAACTGGACGCAAAAACGGGCGGTATGGAGCCCGGAGACCTGGTATTCATTGCCGCCCGTCCTTCGATGGGGAAAACCGAACTTGCGCTGGACATCATCGACAAGGTGACTGAGCAGGGGCATGGCGTGCTTCTGTTCACCATGGAGATGGCGAACATCCAGATTGGTGAACGTATGGTGTCTGCTGCCGGTGGAATGCCGGTATCCCGTCTTAAGTCTGTTGCCCGTTTTGAAGATGAAGACTGGGCGCGTTTCTCACAGGGCGTGGGACGAATGACGGGGCGTAATATCTGGATGGTGGACCAGGCAAATCTGACCATTGATGAGATATGTGCAACCACGAGGTACCACCGGATGAAGCATCCGGAAACGGCGCTGGTGGTGGTCGATTACCTCGGCCTGATTAAAACCCGCAGCACGGGGCGTCACGACCTTGCGGTGGGGGAAATCTCAAAGGGACTTAAAAGCCTGGCAAAATCCGGCGGTTTTCCGCTGATTGCTCTGAGCCAGCTCTCCCGCGGCGTGGAATCCAGACCCAATAAACGTCCCATGAACTCAGACCTGAAAAACTCCGGGGAAATCGAGGCTGATGCCGACATCATTCTGATGCTTTACAGGGATGAGGTGTATAACCCGGATACACAGGCGAGAGGCATAGCAGAAATCAACATCACGAAACAGCGTAATGGCACGCTCGGGACCATTTACCGGCGTTTTCATAACGGACATTTTCTGCCTGTGGACCAGGAGAGTGCCCGGGTTCTTTCCACACCCATGACGCCGGGCAATCCGCGCAGATACAGCAATAACCGCATGTCGGGCAGTAAAGCGGAGCGTTTATTTTGAATAACAGAACAGCCACTGTTTCACCGGAACAACTTCGTCGCCAGGCGCAGGAGATGCTTCGTTGTGCTGAACAGATGGAAAAAATGAGCGTGGCAAAGGATACGCTCCGCAAGCAGCTTACTCCGGCGCTTCGTGATCTGCTGCAGGCAAAACACCGCACACAAAAGGCGGTGGATGAGCTGGTGGATTGCGTGGCGGAACTGGAAGGCAAGGTAAGCCAGTTTGAAACTCTGGTGAAGGAGTTTACTGCGTGATGGCTGAATTTTTTCTCCTGTGTTCATGCAATATCGTTCGCTGAGGTGACCGTGAGAGCATTGTTGACTCCTGAAATTGCCCCGCGAATGGGGATTGTATTGTTCAGACCCGGTTCAGAGCTGATGCCCCTGTTTATGCAGGGGCGTGTCCTGCTGGAGCCTGAGCCGGAACGTTATTCATCTTTCGC